CAACAGCAGTATCCCCAACAGGAACAGTTACTATATCAGATTTGACTGAAGATTTTGACTGCTTTTCTGTTGTTAAAGTTAATTGAACCATCTCTCTAATTTTATCCATTTCTGGATCTGCCTGTATTTTTATTTTTTCTGTCTTTGGGTAATTATTCTTATCAGTTCCGACTTCAATTAAGGACTGTCCAGTTACTACTGCGTTTCCACCATCAGCAAAACTAGGAATCTCTTGATTAATTCCATCAAATTTTATAAAATTCATGTCATTTTTTACATATCTCATTGGAGATTTAAATTCACTTGAAGTGTTATCTATATCATAAAGACTTTTATTTGTATTGATATACTGTGAAGGAGACTTTATATCATACTGTTCTGAATTGCGTGAATTGAATTCAGTGTTTGTATTTTTGGTTGTATTGAGTTTTGTATCATTTCTGTTTGATATTTTATTTAAAATTTCACTCACAGCGGATTGATTGGTAATATTGTTGCTTAAATTCGACTCGCTGTTGTTATTTCCAAATTGATTAAACCTTGTGCTATTTTCATAAAAATTAGAAGATGATTCACTTTTATTTTGTTTTGTTATATTTTTAGTATCGTACAAAAACTCATTTTTATATGAGTTGACTGGATATAGTTTTTGTTTAGTCTCAATCAAATACGGATTTACATTTTTTGTTATGAAAGTCGGATTCGTTGTTTTTACAGAATCAAAATTGTAATAATTTGAGGAGTACAGTTGAGTGTTTGGATTGCTCTTAAAATTACGAATATTTTCTGTTTTTAAATTCACAGAATCATTTTTTGTTGTTTTTGATCCTTCATTCCTAATATTCACAGAGTTGTTGTCAACAGTATTATTGTACCTGGTAGTTTGATTGTTTATGTTATTTGTTGATTGATTGTTTTTATTTGAAAACGCTATATTTGAATTCTTTTCAGATGCTAATTTTAATTCATCTAATTTTTGATCAATTGAAGACAGTTTATCTGATTTGGACTTTACATAATTTTGCTTTTGCTCTTCTGTTTCTGGTGGAAGATCATGCTTTACTGCAAAGAACATCAACCCAGATGATAATGGATCTGGACTATTGTTAGCTGTTCTTTTTCTTTTTCCTATCGGTAATTTTTTAGCTTGATCTTCGTTTTTCATTTTGTTCCTTTATAAACTGCCCCAGTTGTCCGACATAAACTTCTCTCTCCCAAGGAATCATATTTTCTACTTCAGTAAAAGACCATTTATGAAGATGTGTTAATATGAATATTAATTTAAAAAATTGAGATAGACTTATGTGGCTGAGGCCAATTCGAAAAAAGAGTCTAATCCTTTTATTACTATTGTCCTTTCAATTCCATCAGATGTAACATATTTAACTTCATTTTCCAGTCTAGGTATGCTATTAAAGAAATTCAATACTTGCTGATATTGTTTTTTTGTTAAATGATCAAAAAATTCTGATAAGTCGTTTTTAGAAACTGTTTCTTTGTTATAAGAATCATTCTCAGTTTGGAGTTCGTGAAAGCAATTTAAAAACAGTTCTTTATCTTGTTCACCGGATTCGGATCGTTCTAATAGATATGAAAATGTCGGATACTTCATTATTAATGTCATCTTGTCGTTTATTTTAATTTTATTCATTTCCTTTTCTGGAAATATTTCTTTAAAATTATCAATAGATGTTTTTAATATTATATTTTCCTCAGTATATGGACATACTATGCCAAATTTAAAATTTTCCTCTATAGATTTTGATCTTAAATGAAGAAAAGCCTTTTCAACATCGATGATATCCATCGAATCTGTATTTTTAATTCCAGAAAAACAAGATTCTATTATATTTTTTATTCCAAGATATATGTGATTTTTTTGTCCATGATGCTGATTGACCAATAATACCTTTTCTTCCTTTACCGTCATGGGTCTGAATCGGACCTTTTGCTTTGATTTCGGTAAAGTTATTTCATACTCTGGAAGAGTGCTTTTTATAAGTTCACTTAACATAATTCCCTTTCATTAACCTAAAGATGACGATGAAGAAACAACAAAAGATAAAGTCATAGTTTGGAATCCTGATTCAGTTGCAGAAAACTGAAATGGAAGTATTTTTTCCAAATAACAACGATTGTAGATGTATTTGTTTATAGGAGTTGGTTGTTGCTTTCCATAAGAAAGAATATGGATTTCTAGTTCATTTTTCACATCATATGCTTTAAAATATGGATTTTGATTCTGAGTCATATCTTGAGTTCTCCACGGAGAGGAAAAATAAGATTTCTGATATGCATTTATAAAGGATAAAAGATTGTCTCCAGAACCACTTAAAGGTGTATCTAGCCCATGTAACGGAACCATGAATGTCATAACTAAAGGTTCATCGAATCTTATTCCAGATGGACTTTTAAACTCTGGATTTCCTCTCCAATAATTATCAAGATAAAAGGTGTACCTTGGACCAGGGAGTACAACATCTATTAAATAAGGATCACACAAAAACATAAAACCCGCCCCACCACTTCCTTTGCTATAGATCGTAGCACCATATTTTGTTTTGTCTTGTAGACCGTTTTTTCCCAATGAAGAAACAAGCCTAGAAATAGAATGAGAGTCAGAGCCTGTTCTATTTTCAACTGCTTTGATTCCCGCTTCTACGGCATTTCTTATAAATGGGGTGGGAAATGAGGTCATTTGATGTGTAACTCGTCTTCTGTAAGGATTTTGAAAGTCCAGCCGTTTTCTTCACATAATTTATCCGCCGACTTCCACTTAGATTTATTTATCATATAAATCATCATTTCCTGTGAATAGCTCTTTTTTTTAGCATTCGTAGGAGGGGTTGTTTGTTTTTTGGGTTTGATTTCAACTAAGTATGTTTTTACATCCTGTTTGTCATCTATCGTTTCAAACAGAAAGTCTGGGTAGTAAAGACATACTTTGTTTTTCACTGGGCACAAGTAAGGTATTGTTATTTCTTCGCTAGCCCATCTTAAAACTGATTTGTTTTCATCCAAATACTTACAAAATTTTCTTTCCCATAGGGATCGACATATTATGTTATTATGATCACCTATATATTTTGATGGATTTTTTGGATAATATTTAGTTTTATAAGCCATTTCAAGGGTATGTATACATGCCAATAGCAGTACCGAGATCTTTAGGTAAGTATCCTATGACTACAACACCATTTTATTTGGTTTTGTATGCCATGGAAAGTTACAATAAAAATCCACAACAGGCACAGACAGGTGATATAGTAACTGGTAAATGGAGGGGATGGACCCGTGGCGAAATAATAGCCAAGGCTGAATGGCAATTTGTTTTACCCCTTCCGGAAAAAACTTTAGGTGCATTAACTGCACTTAAATTTAGTGAAAGTGCAAATAGATGGCAAAGTTATAATAAGGGAGATGTGGTAGAAGAAAGATTAAAGGCGTTGGGTATAGAAGCAGCAGAAAGTATTGCTGGACAAGGTGTAGCAGAATTAGTTGAAGCATATTTGATAAAAGGTTTTGGTGATGCATCAGTTCCTATGGACTATACCGCGATATCAGTATTTGGTACGCAAAAAAGGTCTTATAGATTAAGTCTAGAGCTATTTTCTGCAGAAAATGAGGATGCGAGTGATATAAACAATTTTTGTAGACTAATGCACGGTTTATCAACAGTGGTTCCAACAGGAGATGATATTCTTAAAACACCGGCAATTTTTGCTTTTGAAGTTATAGCAGATGCATTTGGAAGTCAAACAGAGGTTACAAAATTATGGTTCCCAGATCCATTACCATGTGCAATGATTAGTTTCAATAATACTCCAACCGATTTTATTCAAACATTTGATGGAAAAAGTTCAGCAAGACAAATAATAACTATGGATTTGACTGAGATAGAACCTGTCGCTTACAGCAGATCACAAAATGCCTTTATACCAACATGGATGAATGTAAATGAATAAAATTCATGGGAGAATAAATTGAAATACTTTCAAGGATTTGAAACAATCAATTATACTTTAGATAATGAATTAATAGAGGTCATGAATGTTTTTAATAGACCATATATCAATTATTCGTTTCAACCCGAATATCTGAAAGATGCTACTACTTTCATAGAAGATGGAATGTCTCCAGACAGAGTGTCTTTATCTTTATATAATACTTCTGATTATTTTTGGGTGATCTTATTACAAAATAAAATCATAGATTTCTATAAAGAATGGCCTACTTCATACCAGACATGGAAAGATGAACTTTACTCTGTGTATTCTGAAGAAACCTTCTATAGCATATATTATGATACAGCTGCTTATGCAGAAAAAGGAGATTTGGTTGTCAAAGAGTTATCCTCGGGAGTTTTAGATCCCAATAACTACGGAGTTGTTGTTGACAAAGATTTATATTTAAGGTCAATAGATGTTACTATGTTGAGTGGTAGTATAAATGAAGGTCAAAATTATTATATTTTGAAAAAAGATGGTAAATATTACAATTATATTGATCCAACATCAGATACAGTTATTAAACCTATGAACGATTTGGGTACTCCTTTGACTCTTATAAGAAAAGACAAAAAGTTAGATTCTGTTTCTGATTTTTATTCATATTTTACATACAATCAATCAAAAATATTTGTTTCTCCTTATAATGATGTCACAAATATTACCTCAACATTAATATCGGATACTGTCGATGATTTGAGTGATTATCCAAATTCTCTTCTTTATAGGTACATGACTAAAAATATCCCATCCGGGTATTTTGTAAGATCATTTGTTGAAAAATTAGAATCCGAATGGATTTTTAGAAAAAATATACGAACTATAAATGGAAGACACTTAAGAGAAATTAAGAAACAATATATTAATTTTATTTACGGAACTGAATGATAATGAGCGATGCAATCAGAAATATACCAAATAGTGAAATATCTACTCTATACATTCAAAAGAGAGATAAAAAAGGTTCATTGATTGGAGATCCTGTTTACTTTTTGGGATCTCCTGATGCTGCCGGTCCAAATGGGAACGAAGAAGCCCAAAGTAGATATCCGGTATTCAGCTATTTGTATGTAAAAGAAGATATATTTTCTCCTGCATTAAATGGCACTTTGGGAATAATTGACAGAAACAGACTGATCGAGAGAATGGAATTAAGTCCATTAGATTTATTGGTAATGGACATAAATCAGGATGGAATAGACAAACCAAAAAGAGTTTATTGTTCAATAACATCTTATTTTCAAAAAGATAATGAATCCGACATCATAGAACTTGGTTCTCAAGATCCTCCAAGAAAAGCGGAAATACATTTTTCATCAATTGAATTATCTGTTTTGAACTATACCCAGTATGGGTTTTTAGATCAAGATTTCATAGGTCCTATATCAGGACAAAACGGTTTAGTTCAGTATTTGTCAAAAACTATAGTTGAAAAGAACGCAACTCAGTTTTCGACTGCAAAACCAATAAAAACAGATGAGACTTATAATTGGGTTTATATACGAAAAAATCATGATTATTATCCATGGGGAAAACCATCGTCTTCGATTCGGTTCTTTCAGTTAATGAATTTTTTGTCAGAAAATGCAGTTGATAAAAAAAATCCAAATGCTGCTAATTTTCTTTTTTGGCAAGACATAGATGGTTGGAACTTTCGATCTATAGAATCAATAATATCAGAATACGAAAACCAAGACATATTGTCGTTTAAATTTACAGTGAACGATTTGGATGCTAGAAAAATAATAAAAGTTGATATGAATCCAGATGGAGATCCTGAGACGGATTTTCTTAGACTAATAAATGCATCGGCATTTGGATCATATTATATCTTTGTGGAACCCAAATATTCACAAGATCCATATGCAAGATATCTGGATACTCAAGGTTCACATGAGTTTAAAAACATAAAATATAGTTACTTGAAAGACAGAGAAAAATGGAAATCAATAGAGCAATATCCAATAATAACTGAAAATGATTATTTAGAAAAATGGGAAGAAAATAGAAAAACAGATGAAAGATATGGATATTTTGAACCGGCATTTTTCAATAGAAAGAAAAAAGTAAACTGGGAATATTATGGTTATACTCTATCTTCTAGAAATGAAGATACAACATGGCAAACCATGTTTGATATAACAGACATGGATGGAGAGACTTTAAAGAAAATTCAAACACAGATAAAAGAACCTTTGGCGAAAAAGAAACACGAATACGCCAAAAAAATGAACTTGAAGGAAAAGTGGAATGTCTATAGATGCTCTGTTTGTTGTGCAGGTCTGATGGAAGACGGTTCAGTGGGAAATACATTGACAAATGAATTGTCATCATATGAAATAGTCGCAGCAGGATCTTTCACGGATGTTTTAAATTTTGACAAATCGAAGATAACCCAGAACAGCGAAAATCCATTTCAACGAAGTGGGTTGACTCTTAGTTATGATTTGACCGAGTATCCATACAGTCTGAGTCTAGGTGAATTTTTCAATCTTGAGAGAAATCCCGATGTATTTACCAAATATAGATTTGATCTAGAAATAAAGAGATGTGAGAAGTTACTAGACATTCTACAGAAAAATATACAGGCAAGAACCAATAGAATATCGCAGTATGAAACCGCAAAGGAAGTTTACAAAGCTGCATGGAATGAAAAAGAAGAAATATGCCTACAGTCGTCTTGTGCAGAAACACAATGTGTATGTCCATCTGAGCATTATGCGATAACTGAAAATAAAGTAGATTCTATAATAAAAGATCACGAATCTTTAATATCACATGAAGAGAATATATTAAATCTTCAAGATCCAGTTTCTATTCAAGCAGCAATTCAAAGACTACAGGATTTAAAACAAGAATTCCAAAGTTTGTATGAAAGTTATTGGAATAGAAGAGCATTTTTCTTTTCTAAAGATATAGATTATTCATTCTTAAAATCGGGGAATAATTTATTTAATGTAAAAAGCATAAAAAGAATTCCAATCAGGGGTACTAAATATGAAAAATTTGCTACGAGAAAAGCATTTGCTGGCTACACACTCGAAAACGGTTTGACATTATCATATGATTATTCTGTGAGCAAAGAACTATGTGGTGCAACATCAAATGCTAATCCGTATTATGATAGAAAATATTCAGATAATGTTAAGTCGGATTTTTGGGAATCTTTTGAAAATCCATTATCAAAATTCCCATACACCGAAAATGACATAGCAAAAGGACCGATCTGGTATAGAAACTGGAAAGTAAAATACCGATATATCAAAACTTCTGATTATTGCATAAACAATCCAGAATCGGATTGTTGTAACGGTTTAGTTGATATTTGCCATTGCAGTTGTGGTGTAGCAAGAGATGCAAGGTGCAATCCAGAACCAGGAGCTTTTTCAGGTTTGCCTCTATGTTCAGATTATGGTGAAGAAGGCGTAGATTATGCATTTGGTGCTTGTGAAAATAATCCATTCCTTGAGCAATGTAATTCCCAACCAACAGTATCTTGTATTTTTTCCGTAAATACTAGTCCACCAGATTTTATCTGTGATTGGTATTATGCAGGAACCATAACACAAAGTTGCTGTGATGATTTTGACGCATCCCAAAGTTTTCCAGATGACATTTCACTTTGTCAATATTTACAGGGTCTATTTCCTAGTTGCAGTCAAGTAGGAACCCTGTGGACACGGGCAAATTGCTCAGAGGTTCTTGGACAAGGTTCAAGTGGATCCACTGGATCTACCGATATTCCCACTGCAGGGGCACTTGCATCTACATCATCCTCATGTGATTTTAATAGAAATGACTTATCTGTATACGAAGCAGAGCAGGAAATGTATTTTGAATCATTTTCAAATAATAAAAATGCAAACACACTAATAAACTCAACTGAAATATATGGTTATGCTATAGCCAAATTAGACAAGGCTTGTAGCGAGGAAAGATTATGTGATAGAATAGAAATAATAAGTATTACTCCAGCGAATGAAGAACCTCAATTATTGCATCCATGGGCGGCTGATGAAATAACACCCGGATTTGATGGTGATGATTATATTGACTATAAAAAATCAGCATCATTATTTAATGATGATTTGAGCGAGTCTGTTCCCCCAGCATTGAGTTTAGAGGGAATGGAAAGCTTTGTGAGAGTAGAGTTTTCATCACCAATAGGACTGGAATCACTAAAAGATTTCCCAGAAGGATTTGTAAATAAACCGGGTTCTGAATACTTCTTGCCCTATATTGTTCTATTGACAGCAGGTCCATTTGGTGCAGAAGCTGCCAAAGCGAATGTTTCTGTAATTGGTCAAGATCCATATGGATTTGATATCGCCGTCAAGAAAACAAAAAATAAAGACGATTTTGCCAAGATGAATTTGCATGATACTGGAGCAGATCCGGCATTTACAGATTCATGTAATGTTTTCTCAACTGCATCTTCGTGGCTAAGACATGCACAAAATGTAATGTTCTATAAGCCAAATAGTAATCATGGGGAGATATTCACTCCTGTGGGTTTACAGGATATATTTACCGCATCTTCTCTACAAAGAAGTGTCCCAGTTAAATCGTGGTGGGATCTGTGGGTTTCTCTGCCACCGACAGCAATGGTAGCATACTACAACAGAACCAATGTAGATGAGTCTACAAGAGGCACAGTGCCCTTCTATGAGGAGGGTGCAATAGCCGGACAACCAAAGACCGTTTGGCCATCATCCGATATTGGAAATTATGAAGGCTGGCCAATTTTTATAACTCCAAGCTCAGAAAACATAGTTTCTGGTGCATATCCAGGAAACGCAGCAATTGTTCCGAATCAAGCTGGATCTGATGAGCAATTAGTCACTGGACAATTTGAAGTCAAGCTATCTCCAAATGAACAGGTAACTACTGCTGATGGTGAACCTGAGCGATATCTTTCAAACGACCCGTCGAATGTAAATTACTATTTTGCAGATTTCCCGAATGTAAGAAACATTGATAACAATAAACAATATCCCGTAATATCATATCCAATTGGAACCATGATATATGGAGGAGCAGGATTTACGGCAGGACAGGTGTGGAAGTATGATTCTTCAAGAATGACAGAGTATGGAATAGTGCAATTGAATTCTGACTCCATGCCATCGATAATAAGTTTGATGGGAACACTTGGTGCGAACATACAAGATATACAAAAGTATTATAATTGGGTAAGCGATAAGTTAATTGATTGGTATCAAAACACCATATTTGATAATAATTTTGCTGCTCAATTCGTAGTATTTTCTAAACAAACAACTTCTTCTTGCAAAGACTACCCGTGTGCAAATCCATCCGGTTTTGCGGACAATTCAAATTGCCCAGCTGATGATCCTTTATGTAATTGTCCGTGCCAAGAACTCAGACCAGATAAGATTAAATTTGTGAAGGATAGATTCACTGGTATTATGACTCCGGCAGCAACTGCAGATTTTGGTCCAGAGCCATCTTCCATTGAATTACGAAAACTAAAGGAAGAAACAAATGAATGCTCATTGATAAAGAGCGTACTAGGAGAGGAATGGTTGGGCTGTGTGTGGGATGATCCAGAAAGCCCATATAACTGCAATTGTCCATGTATTGGAGAGAAGTTCTACGATTACATGAAATATAATCAATTATATTCTACATTCTGGAGCACTCCCCTAGAAACGCCACTATACAGAAACGCACAAATGAATTTATTATTGGCAAATAAAATGTCGATAATAGTCACAGGTGATTTAAATGTAAAACCGGGGCAATTAATATTTCTAGATTCAATGATAAAAGAATCATCGAGCGATAAACAAAAGAGAATGTACGGAAAATGGTTGGTATATAAAATAGAAAGAACATTCTTATCAAAAAACCATATGATGAAATTATATTTGTGTAGAGATTCATCTAGCAAGGAGAGCGTATGATTAATACAACGGACATACAAAAACTTTATACAGATATAGATTTCGATTTTAAGAAAAACGAGACTACAAATGATTTAAAAACTAGAGTTAGTTCAAATGCTATATCACAGTCAATAAAAAATATAATAATGACTTCGCAAAGAGAAAAACCATTCAATAGAAATACTTGGTATGGAATATATGATAATTTGTTTGAAAATTATGAGCCATTATTCGCCATAGTAGCTAAATCAAAAATAGCAAATACAATAAACACGACAGAACCTAGAGTAACAGTGGATCCAAATGATGTTCAAATTACCCAAAAATCAAATTTTGATATTGAAATAAATATTAAATATAAAATAAAAGATCCCAATACAGGAATGGGAGTATATGATCAATCCTTGACCCTACAGATAGGTGGACAATAATGGCTGAGAATATAAAAATATCGGATTTAACTTTTGATGGAATACGACAATCGTTAGTTGATTACATGAAATCAACCGACACCTTCAAGAGCTATGATTTCGCGGGATCTGCATTGTCCACCATGATTGATTTGTTGACTTATAACACATTTTATTATGCTTTTTATTCAAATATGATTGCAAATGAAATGTTCTTAGACACGGCTCAATTAGAAAATTCCATGATATCATTGGCAAAACCTCTTGGATATTTGGTGTCTAATTCTGCTTCTGCAACCGCAACTGTAAGAATGACAAACATGTCACTGAATCAGACGGTATCATATTTTTCGACATTCAGGGGATATGATAAAAATGGTGTTGCTTACTATTTCTTCAACTTGGATGATGTGTCAGTAAACACTGTAATAAATGGAGAAGCTGAATCTGGAGAAACAAATTATTTTAACATATATGAAGGAAAATCACGAACATTTCGCCAGACTGTAAATGTTGATATCACAACCCAAAGTTTCTTCCTTGAGGGAAAGCAAATAGACCCGAGAACAATAGTGGTTGAGGTTTCAACTGATGGGGTAAATTTTGAAAGATGGGTGAATTACTATACCAATCCAGATACGGTAATTGATTCATCATCCAAAGTTTTCTTCTTGGAAAGAAAAGTGTCTGGATACAATGTTATGTTTGGAAGACAATCATCAACAGATGTATCGTCCGCGACAGTTGGAAAAACAGTAACTTCCACTGATATAATAAGAGTTTCTTATATCGTAGCTTCGGGAGAAGCTGCAAATACAATATCAGGGTTTCAGTTTGTAAGTGACTCTCTTGGAAATGCAGTTTCTACAT